AGCACATTTGTGTCATCTTTGATGATATGGGCAACACTAGGCCCGAGAAGTGCGAGGGTAATCCTCTTTTCGTCTTGATTCAATTCATCAACAACATGCATTGTAGTGCTCTAAGCCCTGAGGCTGACAAAAAGGGCAAGATGGATATTCGTAGTAAGATAGTCATCGTTACCAGTAACACTCCTGATCTCCATGCGAGTTTCTTCTCTGTCAATCCTTCATCAATCATGCGCAGATTTGATCTCGTGCTTGAAGTCAAATTGAAAGAGGATTCTGTTGCTCCAGATGGCGGTTTGCATCCTCGACATGCGGGCAATTCTCAACCTGATGCTTGGTTACTCAACATGGGTCAGGTTCACATTAAACGGAACAATTCTGAGGCACACAAAGATGATTGGGGTGTTAAGCCCATCCTACAAGAAGCTTCTGTAGTTGATCTTGTCGAATATTTAGCCAAGGTTACGCCCGGTTATTATGAAAAACAGGAGAAGATCGTGCAATCATCCACAGATATGCATCTTAAGCAACACTGTGAGACTCACCCTTTGTTTACGATGCCATGTTTGAAGTGTTTCAAAGATAAAGAATTGTTACTTCGTGATTTCTCAAAACCACCCTTAATAGCGGAGGCTGGTGGTCCCTTTAGCTTCTTTTCTAGAGACGACCCCGATCGGACTAAAGCCGAGGAGCTGATTCTCAACGAATTTTCTGAAGCCACTGTCCATTCGATGATGACTGTACCAACCTATGAAGACTACGTCCGTGGCATGGAAGAATATCCGTGTCATGTGGAAGGCGATGGTTTGGCGCATGCTCACTCTAAATTCGAGGAAGCACCATGGAGAGATCGCTTGCGGAAGATGCTTAGTCTTAAGTTTAAACCCCTACGTGAGACCATACATACCATGAAAAGGGATGTGGATGTTCCACAAGTATGCAAGGTTATGGCTGTGGCTGCTGGTTTTGGTTTGACGGCATTTGCAATCAATAGGTACTTCAACCCGCCGCCAATGGTAGCGGAGGGAGCTGTTCTTAGCAGGATACAGATTGCTTCTAGCACACCACGCCAAATTGTTGAGCGCGACAACAAATATCATCGCGTCTACAACAATAAGCTTGATCAACCAAATGCCTCCGTCTCAACAACCTTAGCCCAGATTGAGGGTGCGATTGACCGAAATCTCCATATAATGACTATACAGGAATTCGATGAAACCACCAATGAACCGAGAGGTGAAATTGAGTGGTGCAACTCTTTCCCCTTAGGGGGGACTGAATGGCTTGTAACCGCGCACCAATTCTCTAAGGAAATTACCTATCGGGTTGAATTTATGACTCAGCCCAATCCTGGTGTAAAACGTTTTGTTTCGCTGGTCAATTCCACAAATATGAGGCCTGTCCTAGGTACTGATGCAGTTGTTTTGGATCTTCCTGCAGGTGGTGACACGAAGAGGTTTGTGGATTACATGCTCGATGATTATGATCCAGCGATTATCAAGGCTGATGTCCCCATTTTCATATATCATGCTCACAAGTCAGTGATTCAAGACAAGGATCAGCCTTATGTGGCGCCTTCCGAGTATAAAATCTCTAGCAAAATCAAAGATGTCACTAACATTGAGGTCAAGGACGTTGGCACGTATTTTGGCATTGATTATGAGGCTGATAATCATAAGGGTATGTGTGGTTCAATGATTTTCACGGCGACGCGCAACCCTATCTTGATCGGCATGCACTCTGCGGGTCTTGAAGGAACGAAGAGGTGCGGTGCTGTGCTGTTGCATAAGAAGGCACTACTTGAAACCAAGGAAGTGTTTAAGGTCAGTGTCGCGGAGACAACTCCTTTGAGGGAGTCTATCTACGGCATAGACGTGAAGACTACGACTGAGGTGCATGCCCACAATGCCGTTCATTTTCTTGAAGCTGATGAGGTGTATAACCTTGAGGCTTTTGGTCAGACGAAATTGCCCCAATCCAGATTCAACAGTGATGTTCAACCTTCTATCATTCAAGAAAAGTTGGTTGAGGCCGGCTTTGAGGTGAAGGACACTAAACCACCAAAAAGCGCAGTCAGGCCTACACGGCATAGGCACATGATGGGAGTTACTAAAGTGAAACCTCCCGCGAATCCCAAATACATCAAGTTGGCCCAACAAGACTTTATGGCCAAAATTGACGCTGCAGTTTTGGGTGAAAATCATAATTTCCTTGAATTTGTTCACCCACTCTCTTACGATGATGCTCTGAATGGTGTTCCGGGCGTCAAAGGTTTTGAACCAATCAATCCCAATACTTCAATCAATTTCCCATTGTCGGGCCCTAAGCACAAATTTCTGATGGAATGTGAGACGCTGAAGGCTGAGTTTGGCCTAGATACGAAGAGATTTGTCAGGGTCGAGACCGATGCTGAAGGCAACAAGCAGTTCATCTATGAACTCAATTTCGACCCACAGAAAGCAGATGTCGTAGCAGAGACTGAAACGCTCTTGAGCCTCATGGCCAATGGCCAAAGGGCCAATGTTACTTTCAAGACTCACTGCAAAGATGCTCCCATATCCTTTAAGAAGGCTGCCAACAACAAAATCCGGATTATATCTGGAGCCCCTGTGGCAATGGTCATCGTGTCTCGGTGTTTGACATTGGCACTTATAAATGCCATGACGTATTTCCCTACGATCTTCGAGAGTGCTGTCGGTATTGATGCCGCTGGGAAGGATTGGGATTTCCTGGCCAATTACCTTCAGTCGAAGTCTGGTGGCACGCGTTGTGGTGATGGCGACCACAAAGACTATGACATGGACATCAGACCAGATTTTTCCAAACCGTCCTATGAAATTCTTAAGTACATGTTGGTTAAGGCCAACTTCCCTGAGGAACTTCTAGATGTGTATGACGGGTTTCCCACTGAGTGCATCTATCCTGTCTATGAGTCAGCTGGTTTCAAATTCAAAGCTTTTTGCTCTGGTCCTTCTGGACACCCCCTGACAGTGGTCATCAATGGCTTAGTTGGATGTTTGTATCTTCGATATGCATACTATTCAATGCATGCCAAACAATTACCTCAAGGCCAAGTGATGAAGCTCGGCATGATACCATACTTCCATGAGATGGTAGCCCTCATTACCTATGGTGATGACAACAATTTCGACACTCACCCTGATGAGCCACTCTTTAACATGATTAGTGCACATGATGAGCTCGCCCTTATTGGCATTAGTTATACTGATGCCAACAAAGAGGTATCCAAAGTGCCATTCAAATCTATTGAAGAGATCAGTTTCCTGAAGCGTACTTTTCACAAGCACCCCCAACTTGGCGTAAGAGTTGGGGCGTTAGACCTGGATTCAGTCAACAGATTATTACTCTTCTGTAAAGGACTACCCAAAGGTTCAGTAGTTTCTATGGCAGAGATTACAGCTGGCAACATGGCCCAAGCTCTCTCGGAGGCCTATCTCCATGGGGAGGAGACCTATGAGAACTATGCGCAGGTGTTTGCGCCCTTGCTTGATATCAAAGATGATGAAGGTTTCAAGATTCGTGACTACTATCGGCCACCGTCAGTGGAAGATCTTAAAGCACGTTATGAGGCAACTGTGTGTTGTTATCCTGAAGCATTATCGAAGCTGAGTAGACCGCGAGAAGCCCAGTCGGGCATGTGGCTCGAGAATGAGGACATGAGTGAAGAGGAAGAGTCCGATGATTCTGAAGATTATGGTCTTTTTCCCCCCACATATGCTCTAGTGCGCTACATGAACAGGTTCTATGGAGTTCAGCATGATTATGATGAGTACAATTTGCCTCATGAGATATGTACCTACCTGAGAGAAGCTTACATCGCTGAGGATGAAGTTGCTGAGTGTTACTACCAGTCAGCAGTTGTTTACTGCATTGAAGAGGAAACTACACGAGGTCCCACCATGGCGTTTGGTGCTCCTAGGGTGCACCTTTTCACACGGGACATTAATTTCAGGCGCTGGTGTGCTCACAGACCCAAATATCTTAGTGATTACGAGGTTATCAATCTTAGTGATTACTTGTTTGGTGCCGATTGCCGCCTTGATGATGAATTTACAAGTCTTCTGCGGATAGAAGCATCGGAAGTTGTAGGGCGCCGCCTATCTAGGACTGTGCTCAATGCTTCCATGCGATATATTCATGAGAGAGTGGATTCGTCACTCGTCGGTTTTAGCAACGGGGGACAGCCCAGGGCTATAGCCTTGGTTCGTCGCTTGAGGCGCAGAGAGGCTGCGCTTGATGTCCCCATACCCCCGGAGTTAGTTGATCATGTTTGGTCCTTTCTTCAACCAGAGATGCTCCTGACTCCCATTACTGCTGATGGTCTAGAAGTTTTCGTCACGCCTAATTACGACGGCCCTGTGCTGCCAGTTCAAGCTATAGCAGACGAAATGATCATAGCAACCGGGATTAGCATAGTCTATGAGATGTTTGACTTGCAAGTCCCACAAATTCCGCTTGTTGCGGGTTAGCTTAGTGAGCTACCCTGCGTAAAAGATGTACATACTAACAAAAATGTAAATAGGTGCTCAGATCCTTGCACGCAGTCAATTTCGGATCCTTGTAGTGTAGCCGACACTCAAAATCGGTTAGAATCGGATGATTCGACTCTTTTTCCACAAATGGGTATGTTTTGCTCTGAAGTGGCGGGGCCAGATAACACAACATCGTCGACAACAGAATTCCACGATCAGAACGCCGCCATCACTTGCACAGTTGCATCGGAGATGGACCCAACGCGAGCTAGTGCGGATGATCCAGATGTGGACTTCACACAGTTCTTTGAGAGACCAGTAGTGTTAAAAACTTATGACTGGGCTGTTGGAGCAGGCTTGGATGACCTTATATCACCATGGGCTTTGTGGATGACTAATCCGAGAGTTGCCAATAGGTTGAGCAACTTTCGAGGTTTCCGTGGTAATCTTCATATAAAGGTTTTGCTTAATGGCAATAGCTTTTATTGGGGCAAGGCTCTCTTGTCCTACACCCCCTTTTCCAATGTGGGGCCGTCACCCTTACCCTTTGTGACTTATTTGGCCAACAACCCTATGAGTCTTATGCAAGCCAGCACCAGGCCGCACATTTGGCTGGACCCAACGACTTCTCAGGGTGGTGAAATGGTTCTACCTTTCTTTGCCGCCGAAGACACACTCTACTTGCCCGATCCGAGTTATGCTGTTAACATGGGCAAGCTGTGGTTGACAAGCATTGGTTTGTTAGAGCAGTCAAACGGTCTATCAAATTCTGTTCGTGTCACTGTTATGGCTTGGGCAACGGATGTCCACCTTGTTGGTCCTACACAGACTAATGTGGGTGGTTTGTTGCCACAGTCAGGAGATGAGTATGGGGATGGGCCAATATCCAAACCTGCGAATTTGGTGGCTGCTATTGCTGGAAAACTAAGTGGTATACCCACAATAGGCCCATATGCTATGGCGACCCAAATGGTTGCAGGTACTATTGGCTCATGGGCCAGTATGATAGGCTTCTCAAGACCTCGCACTTTGACGGTCACGAAACCTGTCAAGATTTGGCAGACGGGTGATATAGCCACTGTTGACCAAGAAGAGACTTGCACCACTCTAGCCTTCACTAATAAACAAGAAGTTAGTGTTGATCCTAGGTTGACAGGCTTAGGTTCTCAGGATGAATTGTCTTTTGAATATCTGGCCAAGAAACCTTGTTTTCTAACTACAACCAATTGGAATTTGTCCGATGCGCCTTATAAGGTCCTATTCTCTACACCGGTTTCACCTGTGGTTTTTAATACCGGGGTTGTAGGAGGCAGTGCTATAGGCAGGTCTCTTACACCAACGGCCTGGATATCGCAGCCATTTGATTATTGGCGAGGGTCCATGACATACAGGTTCCAGTTGGCAGCTTCAGCTTATCATAAAGGCAGATTGCTAGTCGTTTGGGACTCCGTCTCGGGACAGGTGACGCCCGAATTGAATACTGTCAATTCTAAGATTATAGACATTTCTGAGACAAGAGATTTCTCTATAACAGTAGGCTGGGGTAGTCAGAGTCCAGCCTTGCGAGTGCCTGATTCTCGCCCTTCCACATCGCCTTGGTGGCTTCTTTCAGCCCCATCAGGTTCCACGCCTGCCATGGACAATGGTGTTCTCACGCTTTATGTACTTAATGATTTGATCACCGTTGGCTCCAGTACTAGCCCTGTCACAATTCTTGTTCATACAAGCTCTGATGATTTGGAGGTGTGGTCCCCGAATGAAAGTCGTATTTCTAACACTACGTACTTTCCCCAATCTGGGCTCCTAGAGGCTCAGAGTGGCGTCTTGCCAGATGCCAATGAATCTCAAGTTGCTGATGCTCCAGAGGATTCCTATGAGGTGGGTGATGTGGGCACCGTGGGTGTCATGGACAAGGCCATATTATTCCTATCAGGTGAAAAGGTGAATAGCTTTCGCACTTGTATGAAAAGGTTTGGTCTGAGACGGCGAGTTGGTGTCACATTGACACAAGCCGCGTTTTCAACGGTTTATTCCTCACTTTACACCTCATCTTATCCTTTGTTGCGGGGTGATTCAACAGCCGTTGGAGGTGGTACCAATATACCGATGAGCATGATGGGTTATGCGGTTCCAATTTACGCAGCATGGCGTGGATCCACGAGAATTAAGTATTTCCAGATTGGGGACATCCCAGCTGGAGGATACATCCATCGAGGAGATGTTCCAAGTGATTCAGGATTCACAAATTTGACAGAATTCACTGATCACGGTGTTGCATTGAGGACTATGGAGGCCTTTTCAGGCGCCCAGTACACTAACAGCGTTTCAGGTGGAAATTTGGAGGTTGAGATCCCTTGGTATTCAGGTGTTAGATTTACGATACCAAAGAGATTCAATGAAGCCTCATTTGCCCTCGGAGCTAGGGCAACTTTCACCACTACCAATCC